GCCGACTTCTTTGGGGCGGGGGTAGGCGCCTCGATGAGTTCAATCTTACCGAGACCTAGCATAATTTCTAGGAAGTCGTCTTGAAAGTCCTCGGGAAGCACGTCCCCCGCCGTCAGTACGTGGTTCGGTCCCTTAGTTTCAAAGGGAACTACTGCACGGTACTGACGACGGGTTTCGTTGCTCATGATTAGATGATACCTGACCAGAAGTAACCGAGGTCAGCAGCAACAACCTTGTTGTCGAAAGCGATTTCGCCTTCAACACGGTCGGCCTTCAACTCTTCCATGCGGAAGCGTGAAACACCAACGGTCGTGCCGAGTCCACCGGAAACGCCAGTCCACATGAATGTGTAACCAGCAGATGGGGTCATCAAACCTGGGTTTGGAGCGGTGTAGCAGAGCAGAGCGTTGTTACCAACAGTGAAGTTGTAAGACTGGGCGTTTGAGCCTTCCTTACCGCTGTTGACAACTGCCTTAGCAACGAGAACACGGTCAACACCGAACAATTGTGCGAGGAGGTCCTCAGTAACAATTGCACCGGCTTGGGTGTACTTGTAACGGTCTACGAGCAATGGGTGGTTCTTCAGGGTCTGGAATACGGCGTAGCCGAGAACGAGCGTGTTGGGCTCGTAACCAGTGTTCTGAAGAATGGTGGCCTTCGCCAACTCAACGTCCGTAATTGGGTTTGAGTTGTATGAAGTTGCCTCCACGTAGTCGCTCCACTTGTAAGTGGTGCTACCCGCCGAGTACGAGGATGAACCCGTAACGTTGTTAGCCCATACGCCTGATGCAAAGTAGTCAGTAGCCCATTGAACTTCACGACGGAGGAGCAAACGCTGAGTTACAAACTGCGTTGCTTCCATGTCAGGGTTCAGAGGGTTGTCTGAGTTTGCACGGGTCTGGTCGCCAATGTCCTTGTGGAAGGCGAAAACGTCGGCAGAGTAGTTGTCGGTTGACAGTCCGTAGCCTGAACCAGCAGATGCAGTGCCATCGGCACGGCGCTGAGCCTCGTCACGGAACCAGTCGTCCTTGGTGTACTTGAAGTAAAGGTTGCTCTTCTTGTCAACAGGTACTACTGGGAATACCTTGTCGGCGATGAAGTTTGCAGTGTTCTGAATGTATGCAACCGAGATGTTGGTCAAGATTGCATCAATGTGAACGTTATTTACGTTTGGCTGTGGCATGGTTTATTCCTCTCTGCCTTATGCAGCACGGCTTGCGTTGCCACAGTCGATGACTACGGTGATGATGTCACCGGAGACGCCTGCGGTCAGAGCCGTACCTAGGATGTACTTAGTGGTGTCAGTGCCGGGAACGATTGCAACGGCGGTGCCAGTTGCAGAAGTACCGATTACTGAACCAACGGAAATGCTTCCACCAGCAACAACCTTGGTGACGCCCGAAATCGTGATTTCTGATTCCGAAACGCCTTCGAGTGCTGAAGCAGCGCTGAACCAAGCACGTGGCTGGTTCTGGAGGACACCAAGCGGACGGTCAGTAGCGGCGCTCACAGCAGTGGCAACCGAGCCTGATTCGTTCGCACCCGTGATAGATGCCGAAGCAATCTTCACGAAGGTGAACTGTGATTGAAGAGCAACTGAGGTGCTGGTGCCTGACGCTGCTGAAGCGTCTGCGACCATCGTTACCTTAATTGCATATGGATTCTGTTCGTAAGCCATGACTTATCGTGCCTTCTCGTTGAGGTAAGCGGTGTAGAGGTCAGGGTTTGACTGAGCAACTGACATCAGAGCCGACTCGAATGATGGTGAAGTGCCGTTGGCAACTGCTGCCTTGGCAAGTGATTCCATCTTCGAGAAAGCGTCGTCAGAAGCAGCAGGTGCGTCCGTTCCGATTTCGGTGAATACAACGTTCGCTTCAAGTTGAGCGTTCGCTGAGTCGAGGGCCTTAACAATCTCGGTGGCAAGTGCGCCGTCAACTTCTGAAAGTTGGCGAAGGCTTGGACCTACGATTGAAGGGTCAAGGTTGAGTTGTGACCATTGGGCAGCCTTCAGTACAGCAGCCTCGTCAGCACGAGCGTTACGCTCGGCAATGAGGGCCGACTCTGAAGCCTGAGCCTTGCGGAGAGCAGCCTCAGCGGTGGCCTTGCTTTCGTCAAGCATCTTCTTGACTACAGCAGGCATCGCCTTAACAATCTCAGCCTCGGTCGCCAACTCTGGAATGACAACAACTTCTGCGTTGTCAGTAAGAGCCGTTTCAGGCATAGTGATTCCTTCCGTCTTGGAAACTACTGAAGCGGGCGCCTCAGTAGGGTTGCCGTCACCATCACTGGTTGGGCGGAGTTCGTCAAGTACGGCAGTAACTTCGGAAGGATTGGCAGACTTCATTACAACCCATCCATCGTGAAGGTGGGCAGGGTGGTCAACACCACTGGTCTCCTTGATGTTGAGTCGTACTAACTTTCGTGCCATGTACTCTTCCTTGCGACTTGTTCCGTGTGGTAAAAACCCAACGGTCTTGACAAAACAAATCGTAGAGTACGTTTTGGAAAATGCAAGTGTTGACTAGAAGGGGAAGTCTTCCTCGTCATGCCAAGCCGGGCAGATGTCCTTAAATGAACACCAGTTTTCGCAGAGATTGTTCTTTGTTGCTGGGAAAAAGCCAGCCTCGTACCACTCTTCAATCTTGCCCCAAGCCTGACGAACACGTCGCTCGGCAAGTTCGATGTCATTGTCTGTCACGCTTAGTTCAAGTGTTTTTCCAAACTGGACATAGAGAAGTCGGATTGTCTTTGGTCGCTCACCAAGCACTTGTTCGCACAAATAGGCGTAGATTTTCGCCGGGAGAAGTGCTGAATCCTTGTACTTTCCAAAGGGAACTTTGCCCGTCTTGTAGTCGACAATTATTAGGGAACCGTCAGGGTCACGGTCAAGGCGGTCGAGGATTCCACGGAGCCCGAATCCGCCCATGTCTAGGTCGTAGCGAACTTCAATCCCCTCTGAGGTGACGGATGTGGGGTCTTCCATTGTGAAGTAAGTGCGGACGTATTTGGAGACATCGGCCAGAAAGGTCTGAACGCCCTTCGCATCGAGTTCCATTTCTTCGGCGATTTCGGCGCTCAAAGAGACGGGCACGATTTCTCGCATAATCTCCAGCGCAAGTTCCACGCTTCGCTCCTGTGGTGATTCTGCGGTGCGAAGAAACATCGTTTCCAAGACTTCGTGGAAGAAAGTTCCCCTGTATGTTGCCATCTTCTTCTTCTCTGGCAACTTTTCAATTGAAACGTATTGGTACTGCTTTGGGCAAGTTTCAATCTGATTGACACGACTTGGAGAAATGCCGGTCGGCTTGTTGCTCAGGTAAACTGGGGTTGAGTTCATCCCAACAACATAGCAGACTGGTGTGACACCAGTGGTGGACTACAGAGAAACTGGCTTGTTGTGGTCAGAGTGCTTTGAGAAAAGACGGTCAATCTTTTGCGCCAACTTCATTGCGCTCTTGATGTCTTTTGCAAACAAAGAAAAGTCGTACATTGGTGAAAGTATTCCGCCAAGGTTTTCACGACGAATAATACGGAGTTCTGCGGGCTGGTCTTTCCCCGCCCAAATCGTGTACCGATAGGGGGAGTTGTCAGCGGTGATTTGGTCAAAGTCCTCTGAGCGCCAAGTGAGTTTTGCCATGATTACTTTACCGATGGCTCTACTTCTTCGGCGTACTGAACAAGGTGCGAGAATGGCTCCAGTTGCTCGATTCGGCGTCCAGAAATCTCTACGGCGTTCACCAAGTATTGGTTGTGAACACGGAGTTCATCGTTCTCCACCAGAAGCGAGTTGTATCGCTCTTGAAGGTCAAGTGCGAGTGAGATGAGTTGACCAATATCCCCAGCGTCGTAGGCGTCCTGGGTTACGGCTTGCCAAACCTTGTCTGATGCTTCTTTGATTGTCTGCGTCACGGTATTCTCCTTTGTCAACAGATTCTCCACAGATGTTACCATACCCTTGTCACTTTACCGTACTTCCCCAACGTATCGTAACCATGTGCTTGGATTTTCCGAATCTGGTGTTAATTCGACTTCCGTGATTCTTTGACAATGCAGACAGTGGACGATGAAGGTGCCGTCTTTGGATTCCGGGTTCCTGACCCGCCAATCATGACGACAAAAACCCTCTGTTTTACCGTCAACGACCTTTATCGAGCGACGATAGGGGTCACGGAATATCTTCCCCTTTTGTTCCAAATCTCGGACAATTCGTAGGGCAGTGGAAGTGCTTCGGATTTCAAAAGCCCTGCAAATATCCCTAATTGTTGGTGAACAGCCAAGTTCGTCCCAGTATCTAGCGACGTAACGAACCACGTCATCGCCGGTGCGAGACGTGTAATTGCTTCGTTCCATCACTTCTTTTTGATTGTAAGTTCGCTGAATCGTCGTCCCGCCATTTTCTTGTTAAAGTGCTTGATGTTGTTGGCTGTAATGCCAATCCTGGTCGTATTCAACATAATTGCCAGCAAATCACTGGCATCTTGCGAAACGTACCCGGCGTCCTCAATCGCTTCCGGCGTGGGAAAGACATCAGCGTGTCGGTCGGAATCTGCGTCAATCAAGTCGTCCTGTAGACCGCCGGTGCTAAAAAGATAGCGGAAGTTGACTGGGAAGAACTTGCGCTTCTTGAACATCGCAACCTCTTTGGTGTAGGCGTAGAAAAGAACGTCGGGGTTCTTCTCGGCAATGTCCATCCACAAATCTAAGTACTCTTCGGAAAAGAAGTCCCCAGAGTCGTGGATTCTGACTGCGGAGCCTCCGTTTTTAGCCCACTCAGAGAGCCACTCGTCTTCGACCATGTTGCTGAAAGACCTTGGTTCTCCGTTTGGACGGAACCTTGGCTTAGACAATTCTGCGTTAATCGCATCAGTCCATTCATTTGGGGCGTCTAGAACCATCTCCAGGTTTCTGAGGTGTGCAGACCTAACGTTGCTGAACATAAATGTGCCATTTCGGGCGTAGCAATACTGGGCGCATACGCCTGCGTTCGGACAGGTCTTGAATAGTTTCCCGCTGGAAAGGCGTACATTCCACGCTGGAAGTGTCCAGTTCCAAATTCGGTCTTTGCGTAGTTCGGAGTTTGATTTGAGAAGGTCAGCCATTTTGGTACCTTTCCGGAACAGGTCCTTTGTAGGGGGAGCCGTCAGCACTTTGGTCGACGGGGAATCGGTCTGAGCAATTGGCGCACGTTACATAGGTTTTGGCACCCATTGTCCTAAGCACCCAGTTGTGTTTGCAGGTTTTAGCCATTATTTTTCCTTCGTTTGATTTCGTTCAACATGGTTTGAATATCCTGGTTCCACTTATCCATGTCGTCTTCGGTTTCAAAGTCCGGTGAATAAATGGTTACGCTGTAAGTCCCGTCGGGCTCGTGCAAGCATTTTGCGTGAACGTCGTCAAATCGCCAGTATCCAACTGGTACGTTCTCAGTGGACATCTGCCTGGGCGTAGTCTTGTGCGTCTTGCTCCCAAATGGCAAGATTCCCTAGTCGAACCATGTGGACACAAGGGTCGTAGCCCTCTTCCCACAAACGTTCTTCCTTTTCCCCGGTCGGTGAACCGTCATGCGTGTTGCAGAAACTTTCGGAGCAAAATCCGTTCTCTACGCCGACTTGTAACCACTGTTCAAATGTCATTGCGTAACGGTATCAAAATGACCGATACAAAGCAAGTCATTCTCTAGCAGTTGTCGCCAGACCATTCGGGGTAAAAACCGCTGTTTCGGACGTAGTACCAAGAAGCAACTTCAAACTGCTCCGTGACACTGGCCTCATTAGCAAACTGGGTGGTGATTCCTAGTTCATTCGCACCGGCTTGCCAAATCCACGGGAGGAATTGGAAGATGCCCCCGGCGCCCGAATTGACATTCAGGTCGTTCGGGTTTAGGTGGCTCGGCGTTGAGCGACTTTCATCCCACATGATGCAGATGAACCCAGCCCGGCTGGAAGCAGGGAGGATTGACATTGGGCTCGGCGCTACTGGCGGTGCCAATGGTGCGTTGTCAACGTGGGCATAGAAAACAGCCTTTTCGGTGGCCTGCGTTTGGACGGCAGGGGTCACGGAATGGTTAGAGGCCGGAGTGCTTCCATGGAAGGCTCCTACTGTCGTAGCGAGGGCTAACACAACCCCTCGCACCGTACCTCTCAACGGGCTCCAATGCCAGAGGAATACAAACCAAGCAACGATGCTCGGCTACTTACGTTGGTGTTCATAGAACAACCTCCTTGGGTAGTCGCCCCCGTGGGGGCTTCAACCATTCTAGAGGAATTAGCCATTTAGGTCAAGAATACCGACCTATAGTGGCTCAAAAGCCTTTATTTGCTTGGCTTTTGGTTTGCTGACCATTCCTTCATGAATCCGTTCCAGGCGGGCATGGTTTCATTCAAAATGTTCATCCGAAGGCTCTCTGGGACGCTTGCGTCAGATGTCAGTGATTGCATTTTTTTGTCTGCCCTGGTTATCTCGGCATTTGAATAGTGTGCGCTTTGGGCAAGGTCTAGAAGTTCGTGGGCGTCTGGTTCGTAACTAAAGGAAAGGCCGTGGTCGATTCCCAAAAGTCGCTCAGTGCCGTCGTGTTGAAAAACCATGACGTTTCCGACGTTGCGGTCAGGGTTGCCGATTGCTTCATCGAGGAACTGGACTCGTGCCATGTCTGTCTGAGCCTTTGCGCCCATTGTCTCGGCCACTTCCGACGGGTCAAGGTCTTCATCAGTGCTGATTACCTTTCCGTCAACGAATGGGCTAAGGACATCGCATCTTCCGCTGGGGGTCTTTTTGATAATTACAGCGTCACGGACTGGGGCATCTAGCGCCTTTCCAATCTTGGAGGCTAGAACTTCTTTGTCCGCATCCTCCTGGGTCATGCCGTGCTTGATGATTCCGATGGAGCCGTCTGCCAGTTCGACTTTGGTAAAACCAGTGTTTTGGACGCCACCAAGAATCTTTTTGTTACCCAACTTTTTGGCAACCTCGGTCGTCTTCAGAGCCTGAAAACCACCAACTTTTTCATATTGGTTTCCGTGAAACTCATGCCCCGGCTTGTCGCCCTTGGTGATTTTTTCTGCCTTCTCACGCTCTAACATCGCCTTGTAGTGGAGTTCATTTGCGCCGTCAAAGTCGCCCATAAGTTGGGCAATCTTTGCGTCTTCACGTAATTCCTCTGCCTCGACGAGGTGTTTATTGGGCTTCGCCTTTTCAACACCGGGCTCTTTTGCATCCTCTTCATCCCACTTAACAACGCTGGGGTTTACAATGACAACTTCGTCATTTTGCTCATCCCCGAAAATCCCGCCACCATTGTGGTGAATAACCATTCCGTCGTAGCCATTTGCTTTTAGCCATTCTGACTCTGGTTCGTTTGCAATTTCGTCTGGGAGGTCTTTGCTGTCAATCAATTTTGCCGATGGGCTAATTGTTCCTGACATGACATGTGGCTCGGTTGGGTTTTCAGTTCCATAGCCGTTTGCATAGGCGTGTGCCATGTCGTAACTGCTTGTCATGTAGAGAGCATCTCCCGATGTCCCTCGACCGATTGAGCCGTCGAGGGTCGCTTGGCGACCAGCGGAACTTGTCACGCCACGATAGACACGTATGCCCCCGGTGTATTGATTGCCATGAAAAGCATGTCCAGCAACGTCACCTTTTTGAATTGTTTTTTGCTGAAGGTATACGTTCGTGTAACCAGCCGATTTCGATTGACTGACAACAACGAAATCCCCACTTACAATTTGCTCGTGGAAACGGGCAACGCCCCCGTATTGGTTTGTGTCAAGTGCTTTGGTTCCTGCGGGAAGGTGAAGTATTACTTTCAAATTGCTTCTAGGCGTACTGTATATTTTATAGCCTTCTCTTTTTGAAGCAAAATCTCTAGCAACGCTCGGCTTGTCAGTAAATGAAGCAAGTGTCATTTTCAGTTCTTTGCCAATGCCGTATTTTTGTTCGAGTTCATTTGGTGGAACGCTCACACCCGAAAACAATTCCGACTTTGATGGCGGTGCGTTTAGAACTGCGTTTTGCAGTTGCTGGCTCCATGAATCGCTTAACTGACGCCACTTATCAGTGTTGTCTGTTATAGACCAAGCACGAACCAATCTTTGTACGGGAATTTCTTCTCCGCCCTGACCTGCTTCATACTGATTTCCGTGGAAAACGTGCCCCTCTACATCGCCCTTAGCGATTTCGATATTTGGGTTCTTAACTGAAAGTGAGGCAATCTCGGCGCATTGTTGTGGCGTCCAAGAAGAACTGTTCCAAACGTATCCGTCTTCACCGATTTGACCCGTTGGTGTGGTTGTTCGACCAATCGCCTGGTGATAACCCTCGGCGCCTCGACCAGCGGTCGCTGTTACGCCCCAGCCGTTTTCGCTTGCGTATTTTGCCAGTTCATACTGAATGGCCGTCGCAGCGCCAGGCACTTTATTGGTTGAGCCCAATTCAGGGATGTAGACGTTCCCCTTGGCATCGGTGTTTCCAATTCTCATGATGGCGCAGATTTGGTCGTTCTTGTCTGTTGCGACAATCATCTTTCCGCCACTCGACATAAAGTCGTTAAGCGTATCTTCCATCATTCTGTAACCGTTGGTGATTCGAAGAACTTGCGTCTTCATCTCTGGGTCGGTTGTGTTTTCAAGTTTCTTTTCTGATGAGGCAAGGGCTCGGTCAATCTTTGCTGCTTGACCCTTGGAGTAGTCGTTTTCGCCACCCTCGCCCTTACCAACGCCCCAAAGGGATGGGAACTTATCGTAGGAATCTTGACTGCTCTTGCAATCGTAGAAGGTTACTTTGCCACCCTTACTAAAAAACTTGCTGGCGGAGTCGGTAATGAACTGCTTGGCGTCTGGTGATACTGAGCCTCCACTTTCGCCAGTCTCATATTGGTTTCCGTGGAATGGATGTCCTTCAATATCGCCCTTTTGGATTGTGGCGTAATTCTCTATTTTTTGGAACTTGTCAATAAGAGATTCCAAATTGGCCATCATGTTGTCAAACTTGTCCGACATACCGATTGTGGTAAAAATGCCACGAAGGGTTTCCAACTTTGGCTTCAGAATCAAAAGGCTTTCGGCGTTTACTCCGTGGTTCCAAAGTTGAGAAATCAACTCAGGTGATGGTTCACGAAGCCTGAAGTTACAGAGTGCGTGGTCAATACCCACAATTCGACCATCTGTTGCGAACATAAGGTTCTTAGGTCGTCTGTCGGAGTTCGCTGTGAGGTAGTCAAATAGGCGAAGCGAGGCACCTTGGTGGTTGTCTGGTACATCGTCCCCGCCACGCTCTTCGCCCGATTCTCCGAGGATATAGGGCATGATTACGGTTTTTGCGTCAGTTGATGAGAAAAGGCAGTCACGGACGGGGGCGTTCATTACTGCGCCAACACGGGATGCTAAAAACTCTTGGGCTGCTAGGACTTCGGCCTTGTAAAGGCGCCCGGTCTTGTTTCCGTACCAGTCCTTCATTTGCTTTTCGATTCCACGGGAACCGTCGGCAAAGTCGACGTAGGTGAAGCCGTTGTTCTGGTTGCCCTTGAACTCTCCTTCGAGCGGTGCCCTTCGAACTATGTCCGTATTGGTGAAGGTTTGGAAGTTTGGCTGGAAGATGCCCTTCTGAACACCCACGCCAAGATACGTCATCTTCACAACTCCGCCCTCGTCAGAATCAATTCTGAACGATGAGCCTGATGGTAAAACCAGTTCTGACTCATTTTGCAAGATTCCAATTGCATTGCTTCCTGCGGGGACGGTGATTTCTGCCACTGCTGGAATCGCCAGACTGCGAGAAAAGTTTTCGGCTACGGGTTGCCTGAGAGACGTTGACACAAATCCTTTGTCCGTGAATATATCGCCAGAACTAAGTGTGTTGTTGTTCCCCTTGTTCGCCCCCATGTTGAATTTGTCCACGCCACGAAAAACGACAGCCCCCGTTTTTAAAGTATTAGACATAATCGCCTTTTGCATTATGTCCACGGCGGGTGCCTTACCGCTTGGGTACTCACCCGTTCGAAGCCCGGTGTTGATGTTTTGGAAACCGCTCACTGTGTATGCGGTAAAAGCGTTCTTTTCGGCACTTGTAAGGTTTGAGTCGGCTGGGGTCATGCCACTGCCAACTTGGTCGGTAAAACCAGTGCAGTTCTGACGTATCCAGTCGTAGGACTTTAAGACGCCATCCCACTCGTCGCTCTTTTGCCACGGAAGTATTTCAGGACGTTCCAAAGTAGCGGTTCCACCTTCGCCCCCCGTGTACTGATTACCGTGGAATTCGTGACCTGGGGTGTCACCCTTGGAAACCGTTTTGGTAAAAACAACGTCGCCTGCTTGCCAGACGAAGCGGTTACTTGTCTTCATTCGCTTCACCCAATGCACCCTGAATGTAGGCAACGCTTATTGGTTGGATGTGGTCGGTCGAACTGCTTGACTCATCTTCGTTTTCAAAATTTGCCTGGGTATCGGGTAGGAGGACATGCTCTGCGGTGTCCAAGTAGCCCCAGTCCTGAGCGCCTTGCTTGAACGGTGGGTTTTCGTACTTTGTAATCTGTGATTCGGCTGGAGAGTGTGTCGGAGCGACAGACATCATGTAGGCGGTCTTGGCCTGCTGGTCTTGCTCGCCCGCTTTTTCTTCCAAAATCCGTGCATTGTCGGCGCTGTGAGGGTGGTTTGATGAGCGTTCATGGTTAGCAGCGTCCCGAAATTTAGAAGCAGCGAACTGATGTGCGATTGTCGCTGACTCCCACTTGCCCAATTGACGAAGTTGGTCGCCCTTCATGGCAGATTCTTGGGCACTATCGGCTGAGTGCTTTGCCGGTGCTGAAAAAGTTCCAAGCGGGTCGTAGTTTTTCGTCATCTGGTTTTCCACGACCGGCGTTATTTCGCACTGGCAGTTGGGGTGCAACGGTGGCTGAACGTCGTCGCCCATGTCATGGACACCTTCTTCCGCCTCGCATTGCTCGCAAGCGGTTTCCGTGCAAATCCAATTAAATTGGCTGATTCCAGCCTGGTCGTAGACCCCCAGAATCCCAGCGTTGTATGCCCTTACGGATTCGGTGAGGAGAATCATGTTGAGACGGGCGGGGTTGTTGACTAGGGCATTTATTTGGCTCGTCACATCCCCAATGTCTGCTCCGCTGAT